GCTGACCTGGCTGATTGAGTGTCCAGGGGAAGGGTGTCGTCCAAAAGCATTTTCTTAATGCCCATGATAAGGTCGTTGATAACTAGCTGGCCCACATTGAAGTCCGCAGCAGAGCGCAACGGCTTGATACTTTCGCCCTGGGGACCGCCGTTCCTGGCCACAGGAATGATGGCACCAGGCGCAATAGTGATGTTCTGCGGGTTCAAAACGCCGTCATCTGCGGCTGTGTAGACACCAGCTACAGCGATAGAGGCGTTTTTCAGTACCAGTTCTTTCACCTTATTCAGGGTCTTAATATCCGGCAACGCACTGACCAGGGGGCCGCGCCCATAGACTTCGCCGGAAACTTTCATATACCTGGCGACAATCCAGGGGCTGACAGTCATGGTTCGATATACCAGGTCAACTGCCCCAGCGTGTTTCTTGTCCTTTGAATAGACCAGGTGATAGCAGTAGGTCTGCATTTTCTCAGACCAGACAGTCGCTTCAATCAGGTCAATCTCTTCATCTGGCTTGTCCTGGACCTTTTGCGCCAGGTCTTCTGGCAGCTTGGCATCTGGCCACTGCCTTTGGATTACATCCACGCGGACCCGCATTTTGCGGTAGACGTTATCGACCACGCCATAGGGCCCTTCTTCCAGGCTGACCAGGTATTGTGGGACAGCGGTAAAGCGGACGGGACCATCATCATCTCCTGGCTGAACCAGCATGACAGCAGTGCCAACACATAAATCCAGGAGAAACTCTGACATTGCCAGGTCAAAGTTAGTCTGCCGGATAACGTCAAACATTTTCTCAGTATAGATATCCAGGGCCTGACCTATCTCTTCTTTGCGTTCCTCAGGCACATCATTCCCTGCTTGCAGACGGCACCAGTTACGGTAAGGCGGGAAGAGGGCAGACTGGATACGGTTAGCAAAACGCTGTGTTGAGTTGACGGCTGTAGCGTCAAACACCCTGGCCATTTTGTTTTGCCCTGGTGTTTTGCCCTCATAGTAGCCGCTGTAAAGGTTGCGTTGTGGAAGCGCAAACTCATAGCACTCCTCATAAATGGTACGCCACTGGTCTTTCCTGGCTTCGGCTTTTTCAGCCCTTTTCATTATCTCGCGGGGTTCAAGCTGTGCCATTTTTCTTACCCTTCAATCTCTTTGATATTGCCGCAGACTTACGCCTGGCATCTGCCTTTGATGATGCGCCCCAAGCCTGGAGACTCAGGAGCAACCTGGTCGGCTTTCCCTTTGCGTCTCGCTCAGGTCCGCTGTTGCCAGCCATTCTGGCCAGGAAAGAAGCGCGGCGTGGGCTGTCTCCGCGTCTGACTGGGGGACGCAGGTTAGAACCAGTTGTCCTGTTGAAGTGCGCCCGACCCGCAGCGTTCAGACCGCCTTTAGGATTTTGATGTTTTTTTAGTGTCACCAGACTTGCCTTTCAGTAAATCAGCGTCAGCCTTCCTTGCGCCGCCCTTTCCTGTGACAAAAGATTTCACGCGACCCATCGCCCAGGCGTTAGCTGATACCTTTGGCCTGGAGCCACTTGAGTAGTAGGCACCCAGCCCACGGCGGTAGACTTGCATCAGTTTGGACTGAGAGAACTTTCCGGCACCTGGTATGCCGCTGAAGCTAGGCATTTTCGCGCTCCTTTGATATGCGGTCCATCATTGCTGGCGTTAGCTTGCCAGCCCTATACAGCCGCCTTGTGTTGAGGATTTCTCTGCGCCTGGCGTCAGGATTCTTTGACCCAGAGATATATTTCTTGGGGACGCCGGACTTCTTGTCCTTTGGGACTTTCTTGAACTTAGCCACCTAATGTGGTCCCAGAACCTTTAATGCCTGTCGCAGCCGAACCACCACGGGCTGAAGACAGCAACAAACGAAATGCCCCACGACCTCTGCGCCGTGACCTGGCTGATGCAGCGGCTGTCGCTTGTGCCGACTTCTCTTGAGCATCAAGCCTAGCTTCTTGCTGATTAAGCATTTCTGTTTGCTTTTCCAACGCCTCTGACTGAGCCTTTTCAGCCGCCGAGGTGTCAGGCATTTTTGGCCTTGATAAACCTCCTGCCATCGTAAAACCTCACATACACATGATAATCATCACCCTCAGGACCGTAGGCCTTGAGAGTAGCTTCTTTGTCAAAATACAACGCTTCAGCAAAACGTGTCGCCTGTAAGTGAGATGAACGAACCATGAACTGCAATCGCCGCAGTTGCATAGCAGTACCAATCTTATCGAAAACAATCCTTGCGCCCTTAATCAAGGCAATCGCTCTGCCATCAATGTGATTGCTTGGCACCATCCAGCCCTCTCCCAGGCCTGGCCAGATAGGAAACACGCCAAAGGACAGGGCCACTTTTCCCTGGTCAATGATTGTAAAAGCAGGGGTTCCGGCTGTTGTCCGCTCCATATAGCGCAGATAATCCGGCATGGCGGCCCCTAACTCCCTGGCTTTGTCCTTCACATCCATCAGCGCAATATGCCCATAGTGAAAGTCAACGCACCTATGTCCGCACCAGGTTTCGATATCTTGAGCCGTCACCATATGTTGAAATCAGTCTTAGCCACGGCCTGTTGAAAGTTGTTGCGACTTGAGCCCCTGGTCATGCGCCTATGCTCACCAGCCCCCAGGAGAAGATAGCCATAAGCATCGCCAACGTGGGATGAGTCATTCTTATTCGGCGCATCTCTAAATCTATCATTGCCGCCGGAGATACCCACACGCTTGAAGTGATAGCCACCAGCCAGGGCCTTCCTCAGCTTAGTACACCTGGCATTGACCCGCAGCCCAGGCTTACCATCCACCAGGCGCAACATAGGAGCGGCACCCGCTTCACGCCGCACCTGGAAGTCGTTTGACGCTGTAGGCTGTGCCTGGAAGCCAATGGTCCGCAAATGGTCAAAGGCCGTTACCTCAAAGATTTCATCGCGCTTCATACCAGCAGGGTCGCCCCAGACCTTCACCTCAAACTTAGGATACTTCATGTTCAACTCATACAGCAGCATCTGGCCGAACCGCTCTAGCCCCATATCCTCTGTGACAATCTCATCCAGGATATGCCACTTACCAGACGCATACCGCTGACCAATCACAGCCGCAGGGGTAAGACCAAAGTCCAGGCCGACATGAAGGGGAAGGGAAAGGTCCAGGCCCAAGTCCTGGTCAACCATTATCGTATCATCAAACTCATGCCAGACAGGCTTGCCCTCTTGAACATAGACATACTTCCCGCCGATATAGCACTCAATCCAGTCAAGCTGTTTGTCTCCTAGCTGCTGTTCATAATATCCAACAGGCAAGTTCTTCACGTTCTCCGCCTTAGGATTGTTAGCCCACAACCGTCCGCCACCAGGCAAAGCATCAGGATTATCAGCCTGGCTCTCCAGCATACCAGGCGGCTGCTTGTAGAAGTTCCACTTGTACTTTCCGCGCACAGGCTCCTTCTCAGACAACCGAAACCACCAGTGGTCGTCTGGCATAGGGTTCGTGTCAGCCCATATCCCGCGCCAGGGGCAACCGCCATTCGCCTTGGTAGGATAACGCCCCACGCGATGCGTGAGCCCCTGGACAATACTCAAGGGCAACTCTCTAGCCTCGTTTACCCAGGCCCCACTCAACTCCAATGACAACAGCTTCCGCACATCCTTAGGCTGGTCCAGGGCCAGGAATATAACCTCACAGTCAATCCCCGCAGCATCTCCCCTGGCTGGCAACTTAATATGATGGGTCAAGGGCGGCGACCAACGCATTGGGCCAAATATATTTTCTGGGAATAGTTCAAGCCAGGTCTTAATGGTAGTCGTCCGCAACTCAGGATAAGAGTTCCGCACCACTACAACCCTGCTATACCTCACTCCATCCTTAGGAGAGACAGGCTGCTTAACAGCCCTCAGCATAACCTCAGCCGCACAGGCATAAGACTTGCCGGACCCCACAGGGCCCATCAATCCCCGAAAGAAAGCATCATCACCCAAGAACTTCCACACCGTAGGGCTGGTGCTAAAATCCAGGTCTAACCCACCAAAGACCCCATCCGCGTCAGTCTTCCGCCTGGATGACCTGTCACTCGCTGCTTTCGTCCGACCCATCTTTTTCCTCATATTCTGTAACTGTAGGCCCATGCAGATTAATGCCCAGGACAGACGGCCTATCCGACTTCTCTAGCCCTGGCTCTAACAACCCATGATGTTTGGCCAACATCCGCAAAGCTGAGACCTTATCGTGCATCTCCACCTCAATCGCGTTCCCCATCCTGGTTGGCGTGACCTTCACCTTCTTAATCGCCTTCCTGGTATGCAAAGGCACATCCTTGGCGTCCTTCAGGGTCACGCGGCCCATCTCATCCCAGGACATCACCTCAGTTATATCTGACGCCGCAATGGTAGACAGTTCATGCTTGACCGCCTCTTTCTCATCATCAGTGCCAAACACCAGGGCATTCCGCGCCTGGCGGGTCGTAATCTTCTTGCTCATAGTTCATCCTCATCAAAGCGAACACTGCCATCATAAATCGCTGACTCTAACTCCTCATCGCTCATGCCACTGAAATCCACAATCACAACATCCGGCTCAAGAACTGGTCCTTTGCGCTTCTTCACCTTCTTCGCAATCACAGGCTTGCGCTCCGGCGCGGCTTCCAAAACCTCAATCGTGCGGAACCTATGACCGCAACCTGTACACACACGGCCCCGCCTGGTCGTGCCCCGCGCTTGCCTGGAATCGTAAACCTCAGTCCTTCTTTCGCATTTTGGACACAGCATCATTCACATCCTTCTCAATATCAGCTATCCCCCGTCCGATACCGCCATAGCCAATAACATCCGCCCAGGAATCATCATGCGTGGGCTCATGAATAAGGCGACTAAGTTTCACAGCAACCATGCACATGACCACTTGCTCAGGGCCTATGTCCTTTTCCAACAGAACAGACCATAACTGGGCAGTTGCCACATGATTGGCATACGGGGTCCCGTAATTCTGATTCCGCGCCTTGAGGATGTCGGCCACCGACTCGATGGATTCGACATAGCGGTCAATGTTGTTCATGATGAAAATCTCCAAAATTTTGAGTGAACCCCCCGTATATACACGCGGACGGGGAGGGGGCAAGGTGCCTTTGTCAATGATTTCAATATGTTACGCAAAAAGCAGGGCCCCTTATACAATAGCGATGCCAGCGTTTGGCCTTTGTAAATCCAGGCTATCATAATGCTGCCCATTGTGCGACCTGTTCGATTGTAAGCGGTGGCGTCCGGCCTCGCTTGAGGTTAGCCCTTGTCATCTCTATGGTTGCGGCCTTCACCTGGTCAGCCTTGACGCCACGTTCTGCCAGGACACGAGCGTAATCCTGGTTCGGTCCAGGCAATCTGCGCTGACCAGAAGCCAATTCCACGCCTAAAACGAACGCTTGTGCCAATATCTTAAAGTCGCTATTTCCACCCTCAGACTCCCTTCTAGTATGTGTTACAGCTTGCGTATCTTCATCGAGTGCCTCAGCCACCAGTTTCGGACGCGGTGCCCAGAATTGCTCCTTGCTTGGCAACTCTGTCTGTGCGCCATCGAATAGCACCTGGTATCTGTTGGTTCGCCAGGTGTTCTTGGCCTTTATCTTTGGCGGGTAGCTTCTGGGGTGCAGCTTTCTGACGTAGCCAGCCTTTATCAACCTGGACACATGAACGCTGACGGTCTTTGTACTGCGTGAGATATGCCTGGCAATCGTCATCCTTGAGGGCCAGGCTATTCCATAAGCATTGGTATAAAGACAGATGGCTCCCAGGACTCTGAGCGTTGTCCAGTGCAAGTCGTCATCCTGGATGGCTCTTGCGGGAAGCACACTATATTTCCTAATAGGCGGCTTAGAAGGGGATTGGGTCATCTGGCACTGTATCCTTTGGTTTCATGTCAGTTACTTTGGCACCACCGAAAGCCTCTTTAATCATCAACACAGTAGGCGGCACAAACTCAATCATCTCCTCAGCGCAGACATAAGCCACGCCGTCAGGCTTCATCACAGGCATCTCTTCAGCGGTTCTGACCAGGCGTATTGTAATCCCTTCTGCCCTGGGGTGTTTCATCTCCCAGTAATCATTCGGGTCAATCGTTTTACAGCCCAGCTTCTCAGCCTCTTTGTCCAGGACATCGTAAGCCCTCTTCATAGAAGCCCCATGCTTTCGGATGTCAGCTTCATCATTCCTGGCCAGAGCAATATTAAACTTGTCGAGTTGAGCCTGGAACTTCTGGCCCAGCGCATCATCAACCAGACGCTGCAACCTTCCGACCCCCCACTTCAATTCCATCTCTCTCGCAACCATGTCATGAGCCTCTACAACTAACCTGGTTTCGGCGGACATTGGGACAGTGGGACAGGACTCTAGAGAGTGTCCTGTCCGTCCCGTCTGTCGGACATTTGTCCCACGCTTGTCCCGTTTGCTATAACCTCTTGTTTTCATTGCGGACATTTTGTCCCACTCCTTTGTCCCAGGCCTAATTGCACTTCCAGACCAGATTCTGCCATTTTGCCACGATTTTCTTCTG